GTGCCTCTTCACGGTCCTGCTGGAGACGTGCAGCCTCAATCTGCATCTGGGCCTGGATCTGTTGAACCTGAACCTGGGCCAGTATTTCTTCAGGAGTCGGATCCTCCTTCTTTTCTTCCGGTTTGTAGTTTGGATTCCCAACAAATGAATCCACATCTGGAAATCCAAGAAGCTCAACAATCTTACGTGCCGTGTTCAAATATTGCTGAATTCCAACGATTGGATTATTGGGTCCTTGTTCTTTCAGGATCTCTTCCTGTTTGGATGCAAACATCTGCAGGTTCTTCACCCTCTCTGCAGTGGTTCCTGCACCGAGTGCAACATTGATTTCAACATCAAAGTGAGACATCCAGGATCGGGGATCCATCTGCACAAAGTTGTTATCAAGACGGATCATCCTCGGCTTGTCCTGGTGTTGGATGATGAGCCGGTGAATTCTGGAAAATATCTGCTTCATCACCTGGGCAAAGTTCCGTGCCACCAACTCGACCTGCATCTGGGCTGCATTGATCTGTGCTGATATTGCAACTGCAGTGGTCGATTGCATGTGCTCCGGGGAAAGACCTGCTGCACTACGGTTCATTCCTGTTCTTGATTCCTTGATCTCGTCCATGTACGCAAGGATTGGTGCTGCATTCTGTCCTACAAAGGGGAGTGTCAGTTGGGTGACTGCACCTGGGCTCCGTTGTCGGATGATCGATCCCATCTCCGTAGAGAGCGCATCGTCGAGGTTGACGGCATTTTCAACGACGGCTAATCTAGGAAAAATTGAGAGTGCGAGACTGTCTAACATATTGCGGAGCACATGGGACTTGATGTTCTGAACATCACGGGTCAGATCAAAGACGGACTGACCCCTCCATCGGTGTGCTTCAGGGTAGGGTGTGAAGACATGGAAAGGGTGCTCAGAGACTGGTTGGTTCATTACAATCTGATGATTGTTTCCTGCCGTGCAGATCCGTCTCAGTTGCGCAATTCCAGTTCCTTCTGTATCAATTTTGATGTAGGACTCAGTGTACAAAACAGCCTTCATTGCCTCATCATTCCTCTGGTCATAAAAAAGGAATGCACTAGGGTTCCTCTGGTAGGCTTCCTGGTTATAGGCAAGCTCATCTGCAACCCCTGCATACTGCTCCATCTCCTGGGGGTCATAGCCCATCTGTGCCAGTTCCGAGAGGGTCAGAAAACGTCTGTGGGCAACAATCTGGGCATCATCTAGGGAACGTGCCCTGCGGTCTATGAGGAACTCCTCAGGAGGAACAGCCTGGATACGGACCCGTCCGTCAATCGTTCTACGGGTGACAACAACATCATGAAGTTGAGGTGGAGGAGGAGGAGGAGGTTGAACCACTGTTCCATCAGGCATCATCTGAGGTGGAGGAGGAGGTCCTGGTTTCCATCCAGGATCCGGATAGGACTGGACCTCAACATCTTCTGCCGGGGTGTCCATCAATAGGACCTGCAGTTCCTCATCTCCAAGTCCGGTGTAATGGAAGGTCTTAACATCCTCCAGTTCCTCCCACTGGGACTTGATGATTCCTGCACGTTTTAAAAGTGCATCCTGGAAGCAGGCTTGAAATTCCGAGAATGCATCATTCTCAACCAAAATATGGTTGACATATTCTGTCAACTGTTCTGCAAGCCTGACATCCTCAGGTCCTGTTGGAATAAATTCCAATGCCTTCTCTGAGCCAAAAAATACACGCATCAGGGAAGGGAGCATCAGCATGATCGAGTCACGGACATCCTGGGTCACAACCTGGGATCGTCCATTCTCCTCATCACCAAAGGGTTCCCCCCGGAAATACTTGGTTGCCTCGGCCCGTACAGGAGATTCCTGCTCATCGATGTAATCGACAGCACCCTGAATCAGGGATGAGACAACCCCCTGCAGTTCAATTTCATCCATCCCCTGGGGAGTCTTTTGACCGGACTCATTAAGGGCCTGGGTTGCTTCCAAGTCTTCCTGTGCCATGCAGAGATCGTAACCACAACACAAGCACCTCCCTCAAGGGTCTTTGGGAAGACTTTGGCAAAACTTATTTTGAATTAATTACTTAAAGGTATGATTTTATTGAGGAAAATAATTCACTATTCCACTTGACATACTATTTAATAAGCTTATATAATAATACTAAAGGATAAACAATCACCCAAACGGAGATGGAAATGAAAAATCTGAAATCAAGAAACTGGCACAAACGGAATCTTAATAGCACAAAACAATTTCTGACTGACCTCAGTGTTGTACATATCCATGATATCGATGAGACAAAAATCCAACTCAGAATAGAAAATGAAGATAAAGGTGAGATGTCAATTATTTTGGATTTTGAGCAAGCACAGATTTTGGCAGATGACCTTGAAAGAAAAGTCCACCAAGGGCTCAATGACCAATGGAGGAATCAAAAAAGGCTGTTATAGGAATACTGATGTACGGAACCCAGAACATTGACCTCCAGGTCATCACCGAGCATGGCCTGGATACAGAAGAATGGATCTGGAAATGGTTTTCACCAATTAAAGAAATGACTACAGAAACGGAGATGGAACCGATCATGCAATATTTCTCAGATATGACCCCTCAAGAGTTCAAACAGGCCCGGGGTGTCCTGGGTCTCTCCCAGATGAAGATGGCAAATGCACTGGAAGTCTCATACCAGACCATCCAGGCATGGGAGCAGGGCAGGAACCCTATTAATAAGGTAGTGGAGATGGCAGTGCTGCATCTGTTGAACACGTCTGGGAAGAATCCTATACAATCCCCCCGATAGACCTCTTGAGGGCACCGTCGGAACGGGAAAGCCCCTTACCCTGCCCATATGCTGCTGCCTCTGAAAATGTTAAACAAAAAGCATCTGCACAGTCTGGAGAGAGTCCTGACCTCCGTTTCATTCCTTCCTTGGACTCAACCTTCAACTTCCCATTGGATGCATGAGAATATTTTGGAAGAATCAGTTCTCCTGATAGTTTCTCATCATCCTCTGGTATTTTCACCTCCTTGGTCTCCAACCACTCCCGGGCCTTGAACCACAACTCGGCACGGAGGTTCAGATAGTTGGATCCCATTGATGGAGACTCTGAGACATTGATTCCAACAACGGGTGCCTTCAACTCAGAAAGACGGTCCACAACTGCACTTCCAAGTCCGATACTATCAACATAAATCGTCTGGATCTCCTCATCTGTTCCACGGGATGTCTCCCAGACTTCCATGACCCGTCCAGTGGTCTCCATGAGGTCCAACTTCTTCCAGGTCCTCACTGGTTCCAGGACATGATTTCCTTGTCTCAGACAGACTGCAGTTGAGTCATCACCAAAACGTGCGACATCAACTCCCATCACAATGGGTTCTGAAGAATGAAGTGCAACATCACGGATCTGTGCAGACTCCACCAGGTCAAGTGCAATCAATGAATCTGAATCAGAGGTTGGAAACTCACCCAGAACCCGTACACGGTAGACTGATGAGGTGTCTCCATAAGTCTTGGACATGTTGGATGCATAGGCCGCATCTACACGGTCCTCCCTGACATCAAAACAGGAAACCTTCAGGGTCCACCAGTCCTCACGCATCTTATGGAATGCATTGTAAAAATAACCCTGGGCCTTGATTGGATTGCCAATGAGCATCAGGGTTGCATGGGGAGAGGTCATTGAGGATCCAACGGACTGGTAGATCACTTCAGGACATGCAGATGCCTCATCCACAATGATCAGACAGTGTTCTGAGTGGATTCCTGCAAGGGCCTGTGGTCCTGATTCATCAGAACGTGCAGTCCTGCATGAGATGAATGCTTCCTGGGGGGCACCTATCAACTCAACCCGTTCCTTGTAAACCTCCAGGAGGTCTGAGAGACTCCGTGGAAGTTTCCGGATGGTTGATTTAAGCTCTGCCATCAGTGCATCATCCATTTGTTTCTGAGAGGGAGATGTGATCACAATCTTGCATGGGAAATGATGGAACAGGAACCAAAGTGCAGTCCATGATGCACAACTGGTCTTGCCTACTCCATGACCACTACGGACTGCAATCTGCCTTGATCTCAGAGCGACCTGGTCCATGACCTGTTCCTGCCATCCGTCCACATTGATTCCAACCATATCCCGGACCCATCCTGCAGGATCCTTGGAATATTTCTGAAGCATCTCTGAGAAGATGTTGCTCACAGATTCCTCCACTCGATGTGCTCCACCGGACAGACATAGGAAACCTGTTCATAATCCTCATAACGTGGATCCTTGATGGTCTTCTCAGTCCAATACTCCTCAGTCTTGGAATAAATAACGGCTGCGACTGTCTGGGCCTTGTTCAACCGCAAGTATGCATAGGGTTTTGGAAATGCCTGGTCATAAGCATGTTTGGAACAGACGATCATGGTTGGATAAGGCCAGTCATGTGGTCCTGTATAATCCTTTGAGGTTCCTTTCACCTCGACCCTCTGGTGGATGGTCAAATCTCCTGAATCCTTGAAATCCTTCCACTGGTCAGGATCAGGTGCCCTCTGGATCGGATTTACTGCACAGGGGATTCCTTTGTCATAAAAAAACCTTGCGACCTTGAACACTGCCTCCTGGCTTGCATCCAATGCATCCAAAAAAATCTTGTGACTGGTTGCATCCTTCATAGTTGAAATCTCACATCTACCTCTCGGACTGCATCC